CCTTATGGTACGAATTACCAGAAACTAATCTAATGTTATATGAAGAAATAGATAAGATGCTCGTAAAAGAAATCGAGTCTCTAAAAAATTCGCTTGCATCTGGCACGGCTTCGGATTATCATACGTATACAAACTTGGTAGGAAGAATACAAGGGCTTGAATTTGCTCGTGTTGAAACCAAAAGTTTGGTAAACAAAATGATATACGAAGACGATGAGGAGTAAAAATGCAAGCAGTCGCTATGGACAAAGCAATGATGAATGACCAATGGATTACTGCTGGTGAAGCACCAGACCCTGAAGTCCTTCCTCGTATCCCAGGTTATCATCTATTGATTAGACCTGTATCCGTTAAAAAAGAAACTAAAGGTGGTATCATTTTACCAGATTCTACTGTAAATGATATTGCTTATCTTACCACTGTAGGTAAAGTTCTCGCTATTGGTGAAACAGCATATGAAGATGAAGACAAGTTTCCGAAAGGTCCTTGGTGTTCTGTTGGAGATTATGTCTGCTACGGAAAACACTCAGGCCAAAAGTTTTTTTATAAGGGAGTAAGACTTCTTCTTCTCTTTGACGACCAGATTTCTATGGTTATCTCAGACCCTAAAGAACTAGACCCTACATTTAATCTGTCAAATTAATGACACTAGCTATTGTATCTATACTATTTTTAGTGTAATATAATAATCAAGCGTAACTCGTCACGTTTCGCAACTGACGTAAAAGGAGTAAAGTATGTCTGATGAATGGACAACGGTAAATACCTCAGCCGTAAAAGAGGAACAAGAAAAGGTAGAGTTTGAAATTGAAAACCAATCTCAACCTGAACAACCTGAACTAGACTTTGAGGATACTCGCAATGTTAAGCAAGAAGCCGAAGAGCAAGGGCAGGATGAAGAAACTGAAGAAAAAGAATCTGGCGCACAAAAGCGTATTCGCCAATTGGTTCGACAGCGTAAAGAACGTGAGCAGCAAATTGCTGAACTTCAAAAACGCCAAGAAGAACTAGAGCATCGCTTAAAAGCAAAAGAAGAAGAGTACAACAAAAGTCTAAAAGAAACTCTTGATTCTAATGAACGTCAGATTGGTGACAGGTTGGAACTTGCTAAGAAAGCCTATCGCCAAGCCGTAGAAAGCGGTGATGCCGACCAGATGCTTGCAGCACAAGAGGCAATGTCAAATGCTCAGTTTGAATCAGCACAGATTAAACAGAGCCAAGATGCTTATAACAAGTATCAACACGAACTTGAATTAGAAGCACAACAACGACAGCAAGCCCAAACGCAAGCACAAGAGGCTTATGACCCTAAAGCCATTTCATGGGCAGGTCGTAATCCTTGGTTTGGACAGGACCAAATTCTTACTCAGGCTGCATTGCAAATTGATGCAGGCATGAAGGACGAAGGTTATGACCCTTCTGACGATGAGTATTACGAAGAGATTGACAAACGTCTGAGAGCAACATTCCCTAATCGTTTTGATGCACCACAGACGGAAACACGGACTGAAGCACCGACCAATGCTTCTCAGGTTGTAGCAGGAGCGTCACGCACTCCCAACCCTAGTTCTGGACGTAAGGTTAAATTGTCTCAAGAAGATGTGCGCCTTGCTGAGAAATGGGGGATACCACTTGAACAGTACGCAGCCGAAAAGCTAAAAGTAGAAAAAGCAGACGGTGAATACACTAACATTAATCAGCGTGGAGGTTATTAAAATGACACGAAATACAACGTCACGTAATGCAGAGGCTCGTGAACTCAACACAAGAGAAGCAGATTACGAATATCGTGAACCAAATCTTCTTGATATTCCTGATTCTTTAGAACATCGTTTCCTAGACCAAGGCTTGAAACTTCGGTGGATTCGGGTTCTACAAAAAGGACAGGATGACTATCAAAACGTAGGCAAGCGTATTGCTGAAGGTTGGGAATTTGTTTCAGTGGATGAGGTTCCTGAACTAGCGCATACTTCCTTCGTGAGAGAAGAAGGACGATACACAGGTGCGGTCTGTCGTGGAGACCTGGCTCTTGCTAAGATGCCATTGAAAAAAGCACAGAATCGTCAGGCATATTTTGAAAACCAAAGCCGCGAAATGGTTGATGCTGTTAATGCACAACTTATGGGGCAGAATGATTCACGTATGCCAATTCGCAACAATAGTAAAACACAAATTACTAAGGGGCGAGCCGCAAAATTCCAAGACTAAATTGGATAGGGTCGGAACTTAGTAAGTGTCATATTTAATCTTTTAGGAGGAAAACAATGACTACATCTAAATCACTGTTTGGCTTCCGACCTTCTCGCAAGCGGGGTAGCAACGTAAACAATGATGCTCAGAATGAGTATCCAATTGCTTCAGGCTACGCTGCCAATATCTTCACTGGAGATTTGGTCCGCATTAATGCAGGGAATGTGGAAGTCATTACTACCGCTACTGAGGTAGCACAAGGTGTGTTCATGGGTTGCCGTTACGTAGCAAATGGTGAGCAAAGGTGGAGCAAGTACTGGCCTGCTTCAACTTCTGCTACTAATGCTGTTGCTATGGTAGCCGATGATGCACGTGCTGTTTTTGAAGTACAAGCTGACGCATCTGTAACTGCTGGTGACCTTTATGGTTCACAGAACTTTGCAGTTACTCTTGGCTCTGGTTCTACCTTTACAGGTATGTCAGGCCACGGTGTTCAGGCTGCTGGTCGTACATCAACCATTGCTATGGTTCGTGCGCTTGACCCAGTAGACGAACCAGGTAACGATGTTGACAGTGCAACTGAACGTGCATATCTGAAAATGAATGTACGCTTGGTACAGCATACTGACAACTTCCATGACGCAATTGTAACTGCACCTGTTTCTGGTGCGGATTCAGCGTTTTAATCGAAAGGGAGAATGAAAAATGGCTATTAATCGCGCAAGTATCGCAAAAGAGCTACTCCCTGGTCTCAATGCCGTATTCGGTATGGAGTATGGGGAAGTTGCTGATGAACACGCACCACTGTTTGACGTAGAAAACTCAGACCGTGCGTTTGAAGAAGAAGTGCTTTTCACAGGCTTTGGCACTGCACCTACTAAAGGTGAAGGTTCCGCCGTTGCCTATGACGATGCACAAGAGAGCTACACTGCTCGCTACACACACGAAACCGTTGCACTGGCTTTTGCAGTGACCGAAGAGGCAATGGAAGACAACCTCTACGACACATTCGCAAAACTCCGCGCACGCGGCCTCGCTCGTGCTATGGCGAACACCAAGCAGGTTAAGGCTGCAGACGTTTTCAATAACGGCTTCAGTGCTTCCTACGTAGGTGGTGACGGTGTTGCACTGTTCTCTGCCTCACACCCAACCATTGGTGCAGGTAACCAGTCAAACTACATTGGTGCGACTGACCTGTCTGAAGCCGCATTGGAATCTGCACTGATTTCAATCTCAAAGGCTAAAGATGACCGTGGTATTCTGATTGGTCTGCAAGCAAAGTCCTTGCACATCCCTTCAGACTTGGCATTTACCGCTGACCAGATTCTGAACAGCACAATGTCAACCACAATTGGCGTTAACCCAACCACCGCAGCAAACGGTGCAACTAACGTCAATGACATCAACTCCATCCGTAACCAAGGTCTGGTACCTGGTGGCTTCTTTGTAAACCGCCGCTTTACTGATACCAATGCTTGGTTCCTCAAGACGGACTGTCCTAACGGTGCAAAGATGTTTGTTCGCGCACCTCTGCAGACCAAGATGGAGCCTGACTTCGACACTGGTAACCTCCGCTTTAAAGCACGTGAGCGTTACTCATTCGGTTGGTCAGATTGGCGTAGCTTCTACGGTTCTGCTGGAGCCTAAGACTAACGTCTAAATAATCTAAAAAAATTGAGGGGTACACTTTCGTATCCCTCTTTTTTTGTGTATAATATAGTAATAGTCAACAACTAACTAATTAACAAGGATGAATTATGGCTACAAATATTCGACAAGGGTTTGTTACAGGCAGCGGTGCTGTTCTTGATACAACCACAAATACAACTGTTGCTGATACACGAATTAAAGGTGTTACCTATTCAGGTATTGGTACATTTACAATTACTGGCAGTCAAACTGACGAGCATGGCAATACAAATGGTAACAACATTAAATTTGTTGCAACAACTGTAGTAGATGCAGGTGAAATATATATTCCAGACTATGGTATTAAAACCTATGGTGTTGTAAAAGTTTCTGCCCCAACCTCAACTGCAACAGTAGCAATTTATTATGGCTAATTATACTTATCTTGTGGATGATATTTCACAAGCCGCAGAAAATGATGGCTCAGAATTTCTCAACTATATTCCCAAGATGGTGAATAGAGCAGAAGAAAGACTTACTCGTGACCTAGACGATTATGGTTTGGTTACATATACATCTGTGGCTGTGTCTTCAGGAGTAAATCAGGTTACTCTACCATCTGGTACACGCATTGTAAAAAACTTTAATGTGATAGCCAATGGCACACGAATCAATCTATTGCAAAGAACAGATGAATACATTCGGGATTACTGGCCTGTAAGTGCAAGTACTGGTACACCAGAATATTATGCAAGGCGTAATAATACAACTGTTCTTATTGCTCCTACACCTGTCTCAAGTTTTGATGGTGAGGTGGTACATATCTCAAGACCTACCACATTGGCTTCGGCTACACCAAATAATTATTTTTCAGACTTTTGCTATGATGCGTTGTTTAATGCCTGTATGGTTGAAGCAATGGTCTTTATGAAAAATTACAACGCAATTCAACTTTTTGAACAACGGTATCAACAAGCAGTCGATACTTTAAGAAATCAAGCAAGACGTACACGTAGGGATGATATGCAAATGCCAGCAAGCCCTGCAGGTGCAGACAACAATCTAATAGTAGGAGCAAATTAAAATGGCTTATAAAGTAAAAAGTGGTGACACGCTGTCACAAATTGCAAAGAAGAATGGAACAACTCTTCAAGCTCTTCTTGCAGCAAATCCAAACATTAAAAACGCAAACATGATTCGCGTTGGTCAATCTATTAAGATGCCAAAGGCTGGTAGCGTTCCTGGTAATACCAAAGGTAGTCCTTATGGTCGTATGTCTAAAACTATGATGAACATGCTTAAAGGCACTAAGGGTCAGCAAGAAGCCGTAACATCTGCACTTCGCCGTGAGGTAAAAGATTCAGGTGCGCAGACTACACCTACACCTAAAAAGGCTAAAGAAATTCTTAATGCACCTTATGATGCAATGCGTGAACGTGCAATGAAAAAGAAACCTAAAAAGAAACCATCTTCAAACTCTGGTAGCATGAGTGGTCTTCGTGCAGGTGACGTTGCTGCTAAAAAAGGTGGTATGGTTAAACGCAAGATGGGCGGTAAACTTGGTTGTGGTGCAGCCATGCGTGGCTATGGAGCAGTAAGAGGTAAATAAAATGGCTAAAGATAAAAAATCTAGTGAAGACCGTGAATACGAAGAACTCATGAAAGAACTTCAGGATGCTCAAGATGATAAGTTTCTTCTTGACCCTGACTTTGATGAAATGGGTTACGCATACGGTGGCAAAGTCATGAAAAAGAAATATGGCGGTAAGATGCGTGGCTACGGTAAAGCACGTTATCGTAGGCCATAGTTATGCCATTAAAATCAGGTAAATCGGCTAAGACAGTTAGCAAGAATATTCGCACACTTAAAAAAGAGGGTAAGCCTCAAAAGCAAGCGATTGCTATTGCGCTGTCTAAAGCTGGTAAATCTAAAACTACTGTTAAGAAATCTAAAGGTAGCACCGTTAATAAAGCAGGTAACTACACTAAGCCTACCATGCGAAAGCGTTTATTTGAAAGTATTAAGGCTAGTGGTAAAGGTGGCAAACCTGGTCAATGGTCTGCACGTAAAGCACAAATGTTAGCTAAACAATATAAAGCCAAAGGTGGTGGGTATAGAAGCTGATGGAAAATACAAAACTTCCTATTGCACTTGTAGTCGCAATGGTACTACAAATTTCTGGTGGTGTTTGGTGGGTAAGCCAACAAGCGGCTACTATTAGCAGTCTCAAAGAAACTGTTGAGGCTATGTCAAGTCGTATGGCAATTGAAGACCAAGTTAATCTTAAACGTGACGTTGCACGTAACTATGAAGAGATTGACATGCTGTGGGAAGATATGGAAATGGCTGCAGGTCATATGGAGCGTATTATTGATTTACAGCAACGTGTAACAATTCTTGAGAAAGAAATTGGATGGATGCAAAATCCAATGCACTAAATGGAACATGTATTTTTACTATTAGTGTATCTTGGAACAGGGGATACAAAAAGACTAACAAGTAATGATATGTATTTCTGGAATATAGATAGATGTAATTATTTTGCAAGTGAAATAACAAAACGATATGGTAACTATAGATATTATGATTACTTAGAACCTGAAGACAGAGTTACTGCTTATTGTGTTCCTAAGTATATAGATACACAAAAAGTGAGAGTTTACTAATGGACCCTGTTACAGCCATGGCAA